CAGCCGCCCCGGCCCCAGCGCCGCCGCCACGTAGATCGTGCCCGGCCGGTTGGAAATGCCGCCGTGCCGGTGAACGAAGAAGTTCTCCAGGAGCGCGGCGCCGACCACGTACTTGGCGAGGTCAACGCGCCCGGCCAGCGACGGCGCCAGTTCACCGGCAGCAAACGAGGGCTGGATTACCCTTGGCACGGCCTACCTCCGGGCGTCAATGAGCGACGTGTCCTTGGTCAGCGGCACCTGGTTCTCCTGGCGGTTGGCGGCGTTCGCTTTCACCAGTTCGATCTGGTACGACTGGTAACAGCGGTTGCTCACCGATTCGCTGGCCGACAACGGCAGCGCGATCTCGAACGCCAGGCGCCAAGCCAGGGTGCTGATAAAGAGCGGGTCGAACTTCGCCGTCTCGTCTTCGTCGTAGACGTACTTCGCGACCACCGTCTCTTCGTCGGTGTAGAGGTACTTCGCCTCGCGAATCTCGTATTCCAGGGCCTCCAGCGCCGCCGCCGGTTGGATGAACTTCAGCAGCTTCAGGCACTTGGTCGGCAACTGGAAGACGTAGGCGTAGTCACCGTCGTCCGGGGTGATAGCCACCGTCGCCAGGGTCGCCGTCCGGATGCTGAAGTTCCACTCGGCCTCACGCAACACCGCCTGCCGGGTCAGGTCGTAGAACTCCCGGCAGACCCGCGCTTCGGTGCTAGCTTCGGTAAGCTCTTCGATGGTGTCGTTGTGCCCGATCCGCCGCAACGCCAGATTGCAGATGTTGACGATGGACGCCATAAGCGCCCCCTTTCCGGCGGGTTAGAGCGAGCGCTTCGCCGTGGCGCGGGCGAGCGCGTGTTCCGCCCGCTTCGCCTCGTAGGCCGCCATGTACGCCTTGTCGTCCTCGTAGCGCTTGCCGTCGGGCCGCGCGAAGTGCAGCAGCCAGGTCTCCGTGCCGTCCACGGCCATGTTGATCGTCATGCCCTCTTCGACGAACCCGCGCACCGGCAAGACACAGGACCGAATCGCGACCAGTTCCGTTGGCTTGAGGTTTGCCATTGCCTGCTCCCTTGTGGTTGAGGAACCGGCGGGGCGGCCGGTTGACCGCCCCGCCGAGTTGAGGTTTAGAGCGCCACGGTGAACTTGTTGGAGTCCCCGCCTTCGGCGTTGCTGAGCCAGGCGTCGCACTTGCCGGCGCTCATCGCACCGGTGTTGACGGTGTAGACCACCTTCAGGTACCGCAACACGCCGCTGGGCAGCGGGATGCCGTCCTTGCCGGTGATCTTGTACCCGGCGACCAGGGTGCCGACCGCAATGGCCGCCGCGCTGGTCCACAGGGTCGTGTAGGAACCGCCGACCGTCGCGCAGGTCTGGATCGTGACCGTCAGGGTGCCGCTCGCGCTGGTGGCGAACGCCGTGTTCACCTGAACGTGGACCACGCCGCGCTTGACGAGCGAGTCGCCATTCGCGCCGAGGTCCAGGATGTTCGTCGAGTCGTTGGCCGTCTGGGTCGCGATGGTCTGGGCCGCGCTGAACTCTTTCAGGATGCTGAAGATAGCCATGGTGTGAGTCCTTTTGTTGGTGGTGGGAGTTGAAGATTAGCTGATCGTCGCTTCGGCCAGCGACAACTGATCGCTGACCCGAACCGGCGCGCCGTTGAACGCCAGCACCTGCCGGCCCGCCAGGTTGTCCAGGGACAGATACACGTTGTCCTTGGACAGCATCTGGAGGCGGAGCATGGTGCGGACGCGCGGGTGCATGTACCAGACCTTGCGCCCGCCGTTCGTCTTGATACGCTCGTCCAGCTTGATCATCAACTTCACCAGGTCGGCGGCCGAGCTTTCGGCCTCCAGGTTGGTGATGTCAATGTTGCAAATGCGCCCGACGCTGCGCCAGTCACGGACGCAGAGGCCCAGATCCCACTTGTACTTGGTGACGTAGGCCTGGAAGTCGCCGGGGTAGTTGGTCGTGTCGAGGGAGGTCGTGAGAATCTTGCCCAGGTTCTGGTACTGCAACCCGACGTTGCTGCCCTTCGGGTACAGCCCGTGGCAGGCTTCGGCGCCCCAGCACACGCACCAGATGCTGGTGTTGACGCTGGAGGCCCCGCTGCCGGACAGGATGTTGTAGGTCGCGAGGGTGTTGGTCAGGGCCGGGGCCGCGTTGTAGCGGATGTGCAGCCCGTTGAACCGCTGCGGGTAGGCGCCGGTGTCACCGTAGAAGATGGTCTGCGCCACCTGCTGGGCCATCGCCTCCAGCCAGGGCTTGTTCTCGGACAGGAGCGCGCCCGCCGGGTCGCTGCTCTTGTCCACCGCGTCGCAGTCCACCTTCGGGAGGGCTTCGAGCATCCCGCAGGTGTCGCTCACCTGGGCGGTCGTGCTCTTGCCGGACGGCACACCGCCGTACAGCTTGCGCCAGGTCGCGGTCGGGAGACCCGTCCGCACGGTCGTGATGTTCGTGGTGCCATCGTTGCACTCCATGTAGTGCAGGTCGTCGAGCACCTCGTTGGTCTGGTTCAGGAGTTCGACGATCCGATCAATCCGGCCGTCCGGATTCTGCCGACGGGCGAAATCCACCAGGTCAATGTTGTTCGTTCCGACAGTAGCCATGAGAAGAACCTCTTTCGTTGTTGGGTTAGGACTTCTTCACTACGTCGCCGAAGAGCACGTCCGCGGTCCGCGCTTCCTTCGGCGGGGCCGAACCGCGGCCACCGCCGGCGGGCGAGTCCTCGCCCATGCGGCGACCGAGTTCGGTCATCAACCAGAAGACCGCCGGCTGATCGCCCAGCGGCCCTGCGAACTGCGCCTTGAACCGCTCCGGCACCGTGGCGAAACCGCGGTTGGCCAGGAGCAGATTGGCCTTGAAGTTGGGGTCATCCTGGATGCTGTTACGTGCCGCCCGGAGCGCGTCCGCCTGGGCCTGCTGCACGAGCGCGTTCTGCTTCTGGACGTGCTCGGCGTAAAGGCCGACCATCTTCTGCGCCGCGTCCTGGGTGAGCCCCAGTTCCTGCGCCACCGGCAGGAACCGTTCGTTCAGGGCCGCGTCCATGGTCACGCCTTCGGGCAGTTTCCAGGCGTCGTACTTCTCCGGCACCTTGGCGGCTTCCGTCGTCTCTTTGCCGGCGTCCGGCGTTTCCTCGCCCGTCGCCAGCAGCGACTTCTCCGCCGCAGCCTCCGGTTTGGCGGCAGCCGCCTCGACTTTGACTTCGGCCTTCGCGCCGGCAGCCGGGGTCGTGGTGGTGGCCGTCGTCGGGACAGTCGCCGTATTGGTGTTACCCTTCTCGGCTGGCTGACTCATGACCCTTCTCCTGTTGGTTACGATCGCGGACCATCTGCTCCACCTCCATTGCGTGGAACGTTTTCAGGTCCGCAAGTTTCATGTCGAGGACCAACTTAACGCCCATGTCGCGCTGGCCCTCGAAGCGCTGCACCCGGCCGTCGGTGAACGGGTTGCCCTGGAACGGGTGGCAGAGACTGACCAGATACCACAGCACCCGGCGCCCTTCATTGGTGGCCATGACCCGCCGAAGACTGCCCAAATAGGCGTCGTACTCGTGGGCCGCGGCCTTGGCGTCGGCCGCCTGCTGCTCGTGGCGGGAGCGGATGTCCTCGAAGATGTCGGCACCGGCCATGGGTTACCTGACGGGTAGAGTGGGGTTGCCGCTGACGTTGCCCAGGAGCATGTCCAGGACGCTGTTCTTGCCGATGGGCGAGTTGGCCAGCATCTGGCCGGTCTGCGCGGCCTGCTGACTGCCGGCCAGGGCCTGCTGCATGGCCACTTGCTTGGCGCGTTCCGCCCGAATCTTGGCCACGGCGTCCTTCATCACCATGATCTCCGCCGGCGCGCCAACGCGCTCGGCGTAGAGTTGGACCACCTTGTCGAAGTCCACGTTGTCCAGGGCGTCCGGCTTGGCGCCGACCAGGTTGCCCAGGTAGGCGGTCAACTGCTCCATCGGCCGGACGCCAACCGCCTTCTCGGCCTGAGCCAGGATGCTCACGTACTCGATGTCCAACTCGGCGTCCTGCAAGTCCGGGGGCGGGTCGGGCAGCATCCCCAGCCGGTGGAGAATCAGGTAGGCCCGCTCCACCAGCGGGTTGAGCAACTCCGTCTGCATCCGCTCCAGCACCGGCCCGAGCATGACCAGCTTCTCTTCGTGGCGCTCGGCGACTTCGGTGGCCGTCATCCGGTCAATGTTGGCGGTGGAGAGCATCAGGAAGAGTTGGTTGAAGTACCCCCGGCGAATGGCGTCCTGGGTCGCGGTGATCGCCTCGCCCATCGCCCGGATCGCCGTCGCGTCCGGGACATAGAGCGGACGCAGCGCGTCCTTGCCGCCACTCAGGGCGTCATTGGGCGTCGTCACCCCGCCCGGGAACGTCCGCAGAATGTCCTGCTTGTGACTGGCCACCATCGCCGGCTCGCAGATTTTCTTCAGCGTGATGAGTTGCACCCGCTGCATTTCCTGGAGCATCTTCGCGTCGGGCAGCACCAGCCGCCCCTGGCCCGTGCCGTAGACGCTGTTGGAAATGACATGCCACCGGGGCGTGATCGCCGGGAACTCGTAGTACCCGCCCAGCCGCAGCACCTTCTGCTCCGGCAGCCCGTACTCGTAATGCACCCCGCGCACCGGGTAGCGCCCCGGCAGGTGGAACGCCGGGCCGTTCGGCTCGATCAGATAGGTCACGCGCACCAGGTCTTCGGTGAGCCCCTTGTCGAGCTTCTCGCCCACCGTCGCCGAGCAGTTCTCCCGGCCGAACAGGTCCACGATCTGCCGCACCGTCAGCCAGATGTCGAGCGCGAACGTGTCCACCACCCGCGTCCCGTCACTGCCCAGGTAGTACTCGCCGGCGGTGTAGGTGTCCAGCCGCAGCAGACTCCGCGGGTCTTCCAGCAGCAGATTGCCGGCGCCGCAGAAGGCCAACAGTTCCAGGTAGTTGTGATGCAGCCCGTTGTAGATGTTCGAGGCGGAGAAGGCGTTGCGGACGATTTCCGTCACGGCGTCGAGGTAGACGCGGAACGGCAGATGGCGGTTCATGTCGCGGTCGCGCAAGCCGAACTTGAACCAGGGCCGGGCCTGGGAGGTCATCCCGCTCATCATGCCGCTGGCCGCCACGGAAACCGCGTGTTCCGTCGTGGCGTCGAGCAGCTTGTCCCGGACGCCGGTCGAGCCCTTGTTGACTTCCGTGCGGGTCGCTCCGCTCAGCCCCCGGCCGTGGTCGGGCAGCAGATAGTCCTTGGCGTCTTTCCACCAGGCGAGTTGATCCTGCCGGGCGTCTTCCAAAGACTTGAACCGCGCGGTCAGGTAGGACTTGTACTCAGTGCTGATCGTCGGCATCGTTCAGCCCCCCGCCGGTTTCATCTTGGCCCAAGAGTCCTTGGGGTGCATCTGCATCTGGTAGCGCACGTTCTTGCGCTTCTTCTCGGTGGCCTGCATTTCCTCGGCGCGCTCCTGTAGGCCCATCTGGATGTTCACGCCCCGGGCGATATTGAAGGGGTCGTCGGACGCCCCGAACTTGCC